GAAGAGGTAGGTAAAAACTCGAGTTGCATTGGGAATGAAAACCAAATTAAACAAGAACTTGAGGATCGCCCTCTTGTTTTGAAAACAATTGGTTGTCAAGAGCAGGAAATACATCCATTTCTTGTCGGGCCAACCCACATGCATTTGAACTTTACCTGTGTGTACAACATACCAAAGCCAAGGTACGAACACAAATCCTGAAAACATCAGGACGTATTCCCACCAAAAAAGGTATGCGTACGCAGAGCCAATACAATGGTCATTGTAGTCTACAGTTGAGACATACATATCACCACACTGAACATCGAGAATCCTCGTTTCGTCCTCGACTATCAGTTCTTCGCCCTTATACTTGTGGCGCCACACGTCGACCTTCCGGTCGTATGACACGCCAAGTTCAGGGCACAAGTGTTCGATTCCGCTAAGGCGTGCAACTTCACGGAGTTTTGCGCGATTAGTCTCATAAGGCTCACGCCCATAATAAAACCAGTCATGCAAAGAGCTCGCAATGTTAGTTGCACTGTGCTCCTCTAGAGACAATTCCTTGGACAGCAAGTGAGAATGCAGTCGTTTGTAAATTGACTCTTCGGCTAAAAGTCCGACGCAAGCATCTAGATCAGGATTGTAGAAGTTCTTTCTCTTCAGAAAATCTACTTCGTCCTCCGTCATATAGTGCTTCGGTTCTGACTCTTTGTCGGGCATAGTGAATTTCATATCATGTTCTTTCAACCATTTTGCGTAGGTGATATGCGTGAAATTGGAAAACTGTTTTGCAACAGTTCCCATCACGTCATCTCCGTACGTCATCACCGCACAAGCGGTTTTGAAGTCGACGCCAGGATAAATTGTAAAGAAACAACTCCTCAACAATAATGAATTCACAAGAGAATTAATAATAACTGTCAGGTTTTGGCCAGATGGGTTCGTTCCAAACAGTTGTATCAAATCTCCGTTATACGTCATAATGGGGTACACAACCTCATTGACAAGCATGCGCATAATGTGTAAGTCCTCCTCAGAGTAATTGCACTGCATTGCCATGTCAATAAGTACATCGAATGCTGCTATAGTCACTTGAGCGGGCATACGAACATCATACTTGCTGTAATCACCAGCTAGTACGCGGTCTTTGCCTTTACTCATCGCATGTTTCCATAGTTCTTCCCACTCTGGACCTTCAGCATTGACCCCAACAGCACATTCATAGCGCAAGGGGTTCATCTGTATGATCCGCACAAGCGGAAGAAAATACATTCGAATCAAAAGTTGTAATACCAGCGGTGCGCTCTGGAATACACGAACTTTATCTTTTTCAAGTAAAGTCGATTCGTCCTTCAAGCATGATTTCCAAATCATGTAACACCGCTCCCCTGATCTTAGGGTCTCCACGATTTCATCAAACTCATTCCAAATTTCTTCGGTAAAAGTCCTAGGTTTCGTGATTCCTGGATGATCGTCAGGATCCAAGTCAACCAACAAAGGGTGCTTGGTTCCGGAAAGGGGATATCCTGGGGATGTATTGAAATTCATAGCATCTATAAATTTCATACCATCAATACCACACACGGTTTCCACTCGTGTAAGTGGTTTGGTCTCAAAGAGCTCAGGAATAGTCTGGGTCAAATTAGTAGTTATACTCTTCATCGATGCTACAGCATTCTCGAGTACACTACCAATAGGAAGGCTGGGAATAGCGGCATGCTCCAAAGTTGCTTGGTAGGGATACTTTCCCTTACCACGCATCTGTGGTTTGCCCCATTTCTGGGGAACGCCAAAGACTTTGGTCACCGCGCCGGAAATAATGGTGGGGACAACGCGACTATATGGGGTTGCCATGCAGCCAGTGCTCCCATAGACATCAATACAAGCACCCTCTGTTAAATAATTGACAGCGCTCTTGGGATGAATGTCTGTACCCTGGAGAATGGTAGTACCAAGAACCTCAGTGGGAAAATCTCCCATATTCGGCTCAAGATCTCCACAGGATGCTGACATAACGACTCCGTCACGACTAGCAAGTTCGCGCAAAGCGGTATCCACTTGATCACGGGTCAAAATACCACAGCCTGCACGATGACCTCTTCCTGCAAGGTGAAAACCTAGAATCATTGATCCTTTGGAATCACTAATGACAGGAGACATACACATGCCCGGAGATGTTTCGATAGGTAACTTGTAGTAGCCTCCTTGAAAGGAAGCCTCCGTATGGAATACCGTTTCCGTTCCATTAAAGAGTGTAGGTATGGCACTAAGAACATCCTCCAAAACTGGTCGGTTGATGAGTTTGGCTGCTGTCTTAGGAATTACATCGCTAATGGGTAGGAATTTACGAAAATCTTTCATGGATCCTCCACCAGTAACGAAGCAAATGGAAAAGTCAGTGCTGGGTACTTGAATAGTGTAAGAACGGCAGATCTTATCACGAAAATAGCTTCCAACTTTCTGACCCCCTGACTTATAACATCTTATCAAGATGTCTCGATCACCATGCACATCAATAAAGTGCGTAGGTACAACCAAGAAATTTGATGCGATGTAGAAACCAAGGGATATTTTCCCTTTGTCAGAACTAATGCCAACTAAATTCGACCTCATTGAGAGTGCCAAGTCGTTGGATGTAGTTGTCTTCGCCGGTGCAGACATAGGAAGAGAGACTGGTTGCACAACTAACCAAGAATTCTTGGTTTCATTGCGCGCGTTCACATCTTCCATGCTTGAAGGGTCCAGGCCTGTCTGGGTTTCCAAACTAGTATATCGAGACCGAAATGCGGTTAGAACCAAACCAATGGCGCCTAAACCGATTAGGGCATACTTGTATTGAAACCGCCGGGTAAATGTCTGGACGACGTCCTTCAATTCCAAGATTCGCTCACGAATCATATTTCTATAAGTGCGAATTGTGACACATGTAAACCAATACATCAAAGGAAATGCGGATAAAATCCACAAAACTGAGCAATATGGAATGCCGTAGCACAAAACCAACATCATCATAAAAATGAAACTGTTGCCAGTAATCAAAGATGACCTGATATCAGCTCGCCAAAAGAAAAGACACATGTTCAGTACTCGCGGATGGCATATGAATCTCTCAGGTAGAAAATCAATTCTATTCCAATGTTCACATACCACATTCGCTTGTAGCATCGCTTGTGATGATCCGGTAGCGTAGTAATCTTGAATAATTCTTGCTTTTGCAGTTAGGAAGTCACGAGAATTGCACAACAAAGACCGCAACTCACCTGATTCTGGTAAAAGGACAGGGTTAGGGCAGGGGGCACATGTAGGGCAATCACAATAATTCATTCCACAGGAAAGACAAGGAGTAGGTAAGCCTTCTTGGGACTTAAGCATCGCTGCTTCAGCCGAGAAGTGCAATTTCGACATGACCTGAACCCATTTCAGGTATTCGTGCACGGAAACATCTTCCATTGTTTTTCCTTCAAAAGAAACCGGGACGAAATTATGGGGGTTGACAGAACGCAAATTTTGCGCTTCATATGATCGAATCGTCAACTTCCAAATATCGGGGCAAGCTATATTACCAAAGACTTTGGTAATCTTCTCAGTATTCAAAATACCTTTGTCACAATATTCCGGTTTAGGCACCACTTTTACGTGGTACATACGTCGTAATATGGACTCTGGTTCATTCGAATATTTCTGGGCATTCAAGTGTTCAACATTTGTAGACACAACGCAAAAATAAGGATTCAGAGAAACTTTACCTTTTAAGAAAACATCTGCCATGGGAGCCAAATATTTTATGTTGTTAATAACTTGAATGAGACGATAGGCGGGAGAGAAATCCATAAAATCTTCCTTGGTGTTCGCAAAATCGTCAAAGATAATAGCATTAATATGGGATCGCACAGCCGAAGCAAACTTGTCATTGTCTGCCCAAGTGGCAATGCGATCTTTCGCGGCACTGAGACCATTATAGGTTAGGCCAGCATTGATAGTCAAGCTAGTCAAGCTGGATTTACCACAACCGGATTGCCCAAAAAGACACACTGCAAATGGTGC